TGATGGACTTGTTGTTGTTCTTGTTACTCCAATACTATTGTTTCCAGCGGTATTCCCAAAAGTTGCTAATACACCGCCACCATCTACAGTCAACCCATCGGCTGTCACTGAGCCTGTTACGTCAATTGAGCCTGTAAGACTGCCGCCTGATAGGGGTAGGAATGAGCCTGTGCTACCAACTTCTACGATAGTAGGGTCATTAGCAGTACCATTGTCTCTCTTGATAAACATTTTGCCATCAGCAGTGTTGATAGCGATTTCACCAAGTTCCAATTGGTTTAATGCCGGTGTATTTCCTGCGGTAGCTGAACGCTTGAGTTTAATCGTCTGTGCCATGTGGCATTCTCCTTAGAGTAGGATTTGGGTGTCGTCTATATAGACTAGAGAGAGATAGGGTGTAACCAGGGTGTTACGAGCTTAGAAAGAGCCACCGTCAATGGTGTAAGTTTGCAAATGTGCAGTACGAGTTTGGAGTATTGGATATTGATAAGGACCAACCCCAGAAGCATCAGAGACTACCCACTGAAGAGCACTCTCATCCCAAAATAGTCCTACATCTGAACTACCGCCGCGGTCAACTTCAATTCCTGCATCGTGTGTTGGAGTAGCATCAGACGCTAAATCAGCGTTTAATCGAATAATGTTGTCACCGACAGTGACGGTAGTTGAGTTGACAGTAGTAGTTTCACCAGTTACACGTAAGTCACCTAAGATGACTACTGTACCTGTGTCTGTAGTCTGCCCATCGGCAGTACGCCCACCAACTTCACCTGTATCGTCTGGTGAAGGGTCAATATATAAGGTACTTGGACCACTAATTGTACTATAAACACTTAGTGTTCCAGTAGCTATGTTACCGGTAGTACCGACAGATAAACCGTTAGTGCTTGGGTTATAAGACAATGCGTTGTCAGTCTGTAGACCTTGGTTACCTGTGGCTGAGTTAGCAAAAGGAATAAAATGGGAAGCGTTAGTGCTGTTGTCTGCTGAAAGGGTTACGTTAGTTGCTGTAGTTGCTGTAGCGACAGACGTAGGAACTGAGGCATCTACATAAGCTTTTACTGCTTTTTCAGTAGGTACTGCATCGTCACTGTCTCCTGCAAGATTAACGTCAGTACTAAACTCATTGATACTAGTACCTGTTCGTAACTTCAAACAGCTTTCATCAATTGTTACTTCTAAATCACCATTACTTCTAAATTCAATTGTCTCTGAGCCTGCAAACTTAATGCTAGTGTTGTTATCGGCATCTCCAATAATTTGGTCACAACCTATTGTGTCAACATTTAAGATAGAGCCGTCTGTGCCACCACTTAACAAATTTAAACTATCGGCTGTTAATTCTCCTGAAAATGTTGCTGATGTTCCATACAGAGCCCCTGTAAGAGTTCCACCGGCAAGCGGTAACTTGTTGTCACCACTAGTGTCAGTCCAAGGAACATTGACATACATCTTCTCAGCATCAAGCTCAACAGGATAATTCTTACCACTTTCTGTGTAGCCAATTTTTACACCGCCTCTAGTACTACTTGAAGCTAGAGGTAAAGTGTATACATCGTTAGTATCAACCCAAGGAACGTTTACAACAGAATGGTCGTTGCTATCTTTTTGTACCTTGTATGTCCTGCCAGATGTAGTAGTCGTTGCAACAGCGGCTTCAGAGTTTGCTGTTCTTGCATCGATAACATCTGTGTAATACTTACCACCGATAATATCTATGTCACCAGTGCCCCCTCCAGGACGGCCTATGTAGAGCTTTTTAGTTGTAGAGTTATTTAGATAGGCCAACTCACCATTTGCAAGTGTTGAAGGTGCAGAGGAGCCTGTACTTCTTTTGATTTTGATTGTTTGTGCCATGGGGGGAGAGCCTCATTTGGTGTTGTTGTATAAGTTATTAAAAGTTTCCTGCGTCTAGAGTGACGTTAGTGAGTGAGCCTGTAGGATCTAAAAAAGTTGTCCCACTTCGTTTGTAAGCCGTTGCATCCATGCTACCTGAAGCCTCAATAGTGCCTTCGACTTTTATAGCTGTACCAGAGGAGGCTCTGGACTTGATGTAATAGGTGTCTTGGGTAGAATCTCCTAGAGACAAGTTGCTTCTTGCGGTTTCTGTGTTGGAAAGGTCAGCAAGATTCTGTGAGACCTGTAGTGAACCTGCTGCTGTAAGGTTTTGCCAACCAACGTCTTTGTAGACTAAGATTTGATTAGACACAGTGTTGTAATAAAGCGTACCAACAACTAAGGGCTCACCATCGTTATCTACAGTTGGATTAGATGACTTGTTACCTAGATACCTATCGTCTAATGAATCAAATGCACTTGCTGCAAGTTCTGCACTATTGGCAGCAGAGATAACTGATGATTCGATTACGTTAGTATTAGTTGCAGTAATACCAGTAGTACTAAAGAAACTTGATTTAGCCATAGATAAGCTCCTTTGTTGTTAGAGTGTATACGCTGGTCTTATGCTTTGGAGAGACCCGGCTAACTCTTGGTCATCTGCCTGTACTTGTATCTCATCGAGGAATGCCTGGTATTTACCTTCAAACACAGGGGACCTCTCGTCTAAGTAATAGTCAGATGCATAAGTTAGAGCTGCATAAATGATTAAGTCTGGAGCAATAGCAGCTAATGCATTCTCATCAGTATCAGAGACCATATCGACAAACTGAGCATAGTAGTTAAGAGTGAGACTACCGCTGCTTGGGTATGGACTAACCAAGAACGTAGAGCCTTCCCTAGTAAAATAGTAAGGACTGCCTTGTGTACCTGCTTTCTTTAGGTCCTGCATTTCAGCCATAGGAATCCTTACCAAGGTCCTATTGTCATAGTAGAGGTCAATTGCTTCTAAGAAGTTAGACGGCAGTACAATGCTTGTGATAGACGTAGAGATATTGTAAGTGTGCTTGGCTTCCATTGAAGGTATTCGTAGAGTCCTTTGGATTCTAGTGATGCCTTGGTCAATGAAGGTATCAGCAAGGGTATCAGTGATATCGCTGCGGTTTAATACAGCTTTAAATTGGGTTCTTAGACTACCCTTGTTCATAGGTTATACCTTTTTTTTAGTTGTTAGGAATGCGTCCAGGTTCTCTTGTTTTAACCTGGCAACTATTTTGAATGCAGGCTCCTTCAGCATGTCGAAACCTTCGCGTAGCCACTTCTCATGGACAGACACAGGGACTGATGCAACAGTCATGTAGTCTTTCTCTTTGAAGTCTAAGGAGCTTTCTTTTTGTCTCTTAAGCGTGTCTAGAAAACTCTGAGGAATGTGTTGTGTTTGCTTGATAGTAAAGTTTCTATCATCGTTGTCCCGGAGGACTCCTGTCTGCACATCGTGCATGGTGGTTTTTGTGTCTATGGTAGACATGGCTTCTCCTTTTAATAAGTAAAATGCAGATGGGACCTAAGCTCCAGTAAGGAGAGCGGAACCTGGATACCCAGGCCCCACTGCAAGTACTACAGTTACTAGCTATCTATAAAACTTAAGACAGGCCAGTAATCATTCCAGAATCGGAATAGTTCACATGCTTATTTGAAATCTCACCCACTACGAAATGGGTATCTGCATCGCCATTTTTCGCAAGTAAAGTACGAGTAAAGGGACGCAGTACACACTGCTTAAACATGGATGGGTCAACCAAGAATGCATGAGTTGACAATTGATTTCTGTTGATGACAGTTCGTAACTCTCCGAATGGAGTAAGTATTACGTCAATAACATTAACCAATGTCTTTGCATCAATTTCACGGTTACGACCAGTGGCTGTAGCGAACCCGGCAACGATAGTTGCATCAGCTGGCTTAATCATAAGCACAGTTGGCTCAGAACCATTGGTATAACAGGTCTGATGTAGCTCAATCAACTTGGCCTCTGTAAGCGCGTCAGTTGAATTGGAACCTGCATCTACAGTAGTAGAAATCTGCTGTGAAACAGAAGCCATCTTACGAGCAGTAGAAGCGTTAGTGTTAACCGCTGCTTGGTCTACTCCAACCATAGCCTTTTCTACATCGAGCTTGATTGCTTTTAAAGTTTTGGCCAAGGCATCATTTGACCAATCTTCGCTCAAGGTCGTTACTCTTGAACCGTCTTTATCCTTAAGACTGCTTATGCTTTCGACATAAGATGAGACTATATTACGCCTGTTTTAACTACAGGCTCATGCGCTTCCACCCACTTGGGTGTACTTCCTTACGGAATAGTCGTTGCACCTTCCTCAAGAATTGAGGCTTGGCTCAGGATTACCATATCTTTCGACTTAGGCTTCCCCTGAATTCACATGATTTATACAGCGCATACCATTTTTAACGCTGTTTCTTTTGCTCTACCATGAGTCTTAACCGCATCAACAGTAGCAGCAACTTTAAATGCTTCACCGATGATTTGAGTGACGTTAGAACGAACAGTAGGCTGACCAATAGCTGTAGTTGAAGCATCAGCTCCTTCTACAAGCGCATTGACTCCGGCTGCCCTAATAGAGTCCTCTAAAAAATCAAAGTTACGAGCTGAAACTTTTTCAGTCTTAATCATTGATTGGAAGGGTGTGGATGTCACTTATGTTCAAGTAGGCTCGTTATTTCCTACTCCGTCCCTCTTCAGGACTGCAGCATATCTCTATGCTGGTCAGACTATATCTTCACCCTCTATAAAAGAGGGGCTAGGTGCTTCCACCCACTTGGGTGTACTCCCTTTCGGGATAGTCGTTGAACCTTCCTCATGATGAGGCTCGGCTGCTGATTGTCGGCAGCTACCACGCTACTACGATTTTCCAGCAATTCTCCTAGTTACAACTATAGATTACTCTATAGCGGCCCAATCTGTTTAGGCGAAATGTTTGCAATGGTTTGCGAAACGTCTTCAGCCAACCCCACGGTTGCATAGCTTGAAAGCATAGTCATGTTAAATTACCTTTATAAAAAATTGAGATTAGTTAGCATCATTCCCAATTAGACATAATGACATCTGCAATGTTATCCAAGTCACTACTGTTACTTCTTAGGCGGTCCACATTTTTCTGCTGACGTTCACGCTTAATGTCAGTTTTAGACGGTGGTGCCTTCTTAGTTCGTAGGACTTTTTTCGCTGCTTTGGCTTTTTTCACGGTGGCTACCTTAGTAGTTTGGTCAAACATGCGAGCCTTATTCAGTAACATAATGACATTAGGATCTACATATTGATTGACGGCTTCTTCAGGTAAACCGTTAGTAATGGCGTACTGACGGATGTCGTTATACATCGCATTGTTCCAGTCAGGGATTTCTCTCTGTAGAACTTTGACACATTCCTTCGCTTGTTCTTGCATAGCTTGGGACTGCTGTTGTTTAACGTATCCGTAGAAACCATCGGCCTCTTCAGTTAGGAACTTGAGGTCATCTTCGGCTTGTTTAGCTTCTGCCCTTAGTTGAGTAAAATCCTCAGCACTCATGTTTTTAGACGCAACTAGCATGTCTACTTCAGAGTAAGGTTTGAACCGTTCTTGGGCTCGACTAATCATTGCTTGTAATGACGCATCAGCTTTTTGCAGTTGTTCATCAGCCATCTTGCGTTGTGATGCTGCTTCTTGAGACTTTCTAGTTAAAGACGCTTCTTGACCATACAATCTTTTGAGGTCTTTGATAGATGCCTGCTTAGACTCACCGTCAACACTAATTTCTACCAGGGTATCATCATCAAACGCAACGACTTCAGCTTCTTCACTGTCTTCGTCTTGTTCTTCTACTTCTTCCTGGTCATCTTCAGTGTCTTCAGACTCGTCCTCTTCAGGGTCCTCATCGTCCTCTTCGTACTCTAGGTCTTCAGTTTCATCTTCAGTTTCGACAGAATCTTCTACTTCAGTCTCACTTGTAGTTTCATCTGTTGCCTCTTGTTTTTCTTCGGATACCGTTTCCGGGTCCTCCCAATTTCCAAGTATGGCTTCTGCAGCATCGTCTAATGTCAGTGCTGCTTCAGAAATGGAATTGCTATTGACGTTACCGTTAGGCATAGTCTTATTCCTCTTCAGTTATTACTTCTTCTTCATCATTAGTTTCGTTTACCTTGGCATCGATTTGGTCACGCACTTCGACTTGCTGACGCAAAGTATTCACAATGTCTACCACAGCACGATAGTGTGCATAGGCTTCAGTTCTTTTGTCTGCCTCATCAGGTGCAGAAGCTAAGAATGATTGGACAGTAGAGTCCACCATAAGATTTATAGTTCTTGTGAATGACTCTGTTGCAAGTAGAGTTTCCGCGTCATTACCAAGTACAGTTAGTTCTTCTTCAGTCATTTTTGCTCTCCTTTAAGAACATAGGTTTAAGGTCAATGCATTAACCATTAGGTGATGCAATGGCAGTAATCTCCTCAGCTTGTTGAGCCAGTAGTAGCTCCGCTGCAGCGATTAACTTCTTGTGCTTCAGCTGCTCTTCCTTGAGGTCAAGGTTGTCAGACTGTATAGCGTGTTGGTTCTCAGCTTTTGCTCTTTCAAGCTCTAGCTTCATTTGACTAATCTGTGCTTCTACCTGAGCCTTAGTTTCTGCCATGGCCGTCTGCCGCTCTTGTATCTCAAGCTGCTTCTGTGCCATTTGCATCTGCATTTCTTCTGCAGGGTCTGGTTGCTCAGGTGGTAGATTCTCAGGATTAGTAAGGTAGGCACTGACTTCTTTAATACCTGTCAGCTCCATAATCTTTGATGCTAAAGCATACTGATTAGGTGCTTGGTACATCTTTGATAGGTTAGGGTCATTAGTCATCATTGCATGAAGTGCCAGGTACTTCTGAGACTCTTTCTCTTGCTCTCCATAGCCAAGGTTTAACTCGATGACAACATCGCGCTTCTCTTTCCAATCGCGTGGATTACAAGGGACATACTTGCCAGACAACTCGACAATGCGTTCCTGTTGCTCATTCTCACAGACAAGCTGGTAAACTTCTTGAAACAAAGGCTTAACAAACTGAGTAGCAAAGTTACGAGCGATTATCTTTTGTCTCTGCTGAGACATGGTCGCAAGTTGCTCAACCATTGCAGCTGAGTTTTGCTTGCTAAGAGCATCTTTGTTAAGGCCCTGAGACATCTTAGACACGCCTGTAGTGTCTTCTTTGTCTTCGTCTAACATCTGTATCGTGTTGAAGATAAAAGGGTTCAGAGGGGCTTGCATCATGGGTGCAATGGCATCTGCACGACTCACGTTAACAATACCGCCTACCCGGTTATCAATCAGCTCACGAGGATTAGTAAGACCACCTTTGACCACTGTGTAACGTGGATTATTAGTAATCATGGCGTGGTCTAAGATAGACCTAGTCAATATAGTCCTAGCATTTTGAGTAGCAACTACTTTGTCTGCATAGTTGTTACCGTAGAAACTATGAGGCACTGGTAGAGGTACAAAAGTAACGAATGGTTTTCTGGCGCACTTCTCTTTTAGTAGTAATACGTTGCCTGCTTTAATGACACGGTATAACTCAGCGACACCTGAGCCTTCAACGTCTAACATAATGTAAGCTTCATAGACCATGACGTTACGGACTTGGTCCTGGTAACCACCAGTCTTTGTGCCACGGAAGTTTCCTACATTGTCAAACCTAGCAAGGACTTCTGGGTCTGTATCCATGTCGACATCGTGGTGTTCACCAATCTTGTCTAATAGTTTCTCTGAGTAACCTTCAAGACGTAAGTCAGACAGTGTCTTTTTAGTTCTGTGGGCACAGAAGTTAACGTCCTCTAAGCTTTTTGCTTGTGTTTCAATAAGAAACTCTTCTGGAGCTACGTTCTCAATGATTACCTGGCTAGTGTCAGACTCAATACTTATGCTGCCAGAGATTAATCCAAGCTCGTCAGTGGTGCTTTCTGTTAACTCTACGCCTTCTTGTGCAAGCAGTAGATTCAGTTCACTGTCAGTAATATCAGTAAAATCTTCATAGTCATAATC